CCCGCGCCGCGGCTCCCGACCGGCGTGTCCGTCATCACCCCCGGCGCTGGTCGCGGGGTTCGCACCGTGACGGTGTACATGGTCAACGTGTACGGCCCCGGGCCGAACACCCCGATCGAGTACCGCGCTGGCGTGTCTGGCGGCCGTGAGAGCGCCCTGTCGGCCGCCACGACCTTCACGCTTCAGGACAACGAAGAGCTGGCCTTCACGCCCGAGACGCTGCCGTCCTCGACGGGCCTCTACCGCCGGTACTACTTCACCTGCCCGCAGCTCGGCATGAAGGCCCCGGTCCGGGTGAGGCACGCCATCAACAGCCCGCCGGGCCAGTTCGTGGACACCATCGCGCCCACGGGCGGCGTCACCATCCAGGGCGACACGTCGGTCGCCACGCTGGCCTCCCAGGCGTTCCAGGCCGCCTCGATCCGCTTCACCGGCTCGTCGGGCGTCTACCAGTCGTTCCAGCTCTACCCGCACGTCTCGGCCGACACGCGCTTCACCATCCGGCGGCTCGTCGCTCCGCGCCCGATGCAGGAGGACCAGGACGTTCCGCTCGTGCCCCAGGCCTACGCCCAGGTCATCGCCTTCGCGGCGCTGGAGCAGGTGACGCTCAAGCACGACAACCCGACCCTGTCGGCAGTCTACGAGAGGAAGCGGGTGAAGATGATGCAGGAGCTCGAGGCCCGGTTCCTCGGCAAGCCCCCGCGCCGCATCATCCGAGGCGAGGGCATCCCGCCGATCTACCCGAACCCGTTCGGCCCGCTGTCGTACACCCCCTGAGAGGCCACCGTGCAGGGCATCACTGACCAGACCCCCGAGCTCGGCGCGGTAGTCGAGTTCCTGCCGCAGCCCAAGGACGCGATGAGCGTCCTTGAGAACGTGACGGTCGACCCCAACACGCTCGGGTGGTCCACTCGGGTCGGCTACGAGAAGTACCGGCCGAACGCCGCGGTCAAGTTCCAGCCCTTCCACAACCTCGGCCCCATCTACTCGCTCTTCGTGTACGAGCAGCAGCCCTCAGGCTCGCGCTACACCGTGCTCTTCGAGTCGGGCGGCACGCTCTACTTGTTCTACGAGGTCGGCACGGCGGGCACCCTCTTCGCCCTCCAGGGCGGTCGCACCATCCCAGCGCCCAACGAGTACGGGTCCGTCTACACGGTGTTGTCAGACGGCGTGCTCGTCACGAACGGGCGCGACGCGCCTGTCGTCGTCCGATGCTGGCCGCTGCCCCGCGCCTCTGTCCTCTCGGCGGCGTCCCTCGCGGCGCAGCTCGTCGAGCCCCTAGGCTTCTCGCAAGCCCCTCCCGCGCCCGACTTGATGGGCGTGACGACAGTCAGCGGCGCCACGAGCTCGACAGCCCCGACCTCTCCGACGGCCACGGGCGACTACCTCAACCTGTGGTGGCCCTCTGATCCCGGCGGCATCTCGCGCCCCGGTGAGTACGGTCTCGGCTTCGCGAAGAACACGGGCACGACGGCTGGGCAGGAGGCCGAGTTCAACTACAAGGTGAGCTTCGTCAAGGCCGACGGCAGTGAGAGCCCGTTGTCCGGTGAGGGCTTCGTCAAGTGGCAGCTCGAGGCGGGCGTCTACGGCTTCCGCTACTGCACGGGGATGAGGCTGCCCCTCGGGCCTCCAGGCACGGTCGCGCGGCGCATCTACCGGACCCAGAACCAGAGCTTCGACAGCCCGACCTACGGCGACCTCGACTACTACTTCCTCGACTCGGTGAACAACAACGTCGATGAGCTCTGGTTCGACCCGTACCGCTCTTCGGCCGTCGGGGCCCAGGCCCCCTCGCTGAACGACTCCCAGCCCTTCCCGGCTCGGACGGCGCGGTCGTCGGCGGTGTTCGGCGACTGCCTGTTCCTCGACGGCGGCGCGAACGACCCCTACACGGTCTTCTTCTCGAAGCCCGGCCGGATGCACCAGTTCGGCGCGGAGGACTACCTTCGGCTCGCGGCACCGGGCGGGGCCATCATCCGGCTCTTCGCCCACTACAACGTGCTCGTCGTGCTCCGCGAGAACGGTGTCGACATCGTCCGGGGCGACTACACCGCAGGCTTCACGGCAACGACGGTGTCCTCGCAGGTGACGCCGTGCGCGCCGAACACCGTGGACCAGGTCCCCGGCCTCGGGGTCGTGTTCCTGGCCGACGACGGCATCTACGCGCTCACGGGCGGCTTCGACGGCGGATCTGAGATGACCGTCATCCGCCTGTCTGAGCCCATCAAGCGCACGCTCCAGCGACTCACGCCCGACTGCTCGGCGAGGTCCGTCGGTCGGTACAGCGCGAAGGAGCGGGCCTACCACTGCTACTTCCCGGCCGATGGCAACGACCGGCCGAACCTGGGCGTCGTGTTCCACACGGAGAAGGAGGGTTGGAGCACGCGCACCGGCTTCCCTGTCGGCTCGCTCGACCGGACCTTCAACGGGAACCTCATCTTCGGCCACAACACCGGAACGGAGGCCGGGGCCGACTCTGAGGCCGGGCTCTTCGTGCTCTCGGCTCGTCGCGCGATGGGCGGATTCCTCGAAGGCGAGGAAGTCAAGACCTACGTCGAGAACGGCCCGCCGACCTCGAAGCTTCAGTCGGCGTGGATGAACCTCGGCGATGCGCAGCTCCAGAAGCGGGTGCAGTACGTCACCCTCTGGCTGCTCACGGCTGGCTCGGTCACGGTCAAGACCTACGCCTACAAGGACTTCGAGCGGACCGGCGGCGCGAACCGCGAGTTCCTCGGCCAGCCCCCGGACTCGGCGGACCAACCCGTCTACGACACGGCGGTCCTCGGCACGGACGAGTGGGACGATCCGCGCCTCGTGCCGCTCCGAATCCCGGTGGCACAGCAGTCGTGCGCCTGGTTCAAGTGGGAGCTCGTGAGCACTGACGACTTCGTCGTGGTCGGGGCCGAGGTCGAGTACAAGATGCCCGGGACGAGCACCATCGCAGGGAAGCGGGTTTGAGATGAAGTACTGGACCGAACACCAGGCGCGATCGTCGCAGCTCGCGGACTCCAACCAGCTCAACGCCGAGCTCCGGGTCTCGCAGTCCGCCATCACGACGCTCGACCGCACCCAGACCCCAGACGGGCAGTACAGCGCCTCGAACATCTCGGACAACACGCTGCGGCAGGTGTGGCTCACGAACACCGACAACCCGCTTTGGGGCTCGGGAAACACGCAGGGCGAGCAGACGAACTTCCGCTCCGAAGCGGCCGACACCATCGGCTACCAGTTCCGCGCCTTGCAGTACCAGAACTACAACGGCGGCTGGGCCACGGCTCACACGCTCACGCTCACCGGCTTCCGGGGCGGGCACCTGTTCATCGAGTGGAGCGGCATCGCGGCGGTGTTCCTGGCCTTCTCGCAGACCGCGAACAACGACCACCCACCGAACCCGAAGTACCTCGGACTGCGGATCCGCGTTGGTGGCATCACGATGATCGAGAACATCGGCGCGGCGCGCTCGATGAGCAACTTCCGCACCTTCGGGACCGGCCTGTACCCGGCCGGGGACCTCCCCGTTGACTTCGACTTCCGCTTCACCCAGGCGGGCCAGGACGACGCGATCGTGTCCCAGGGCGCCCCCGTGAAGCCTTTGATGCAGGCGCACCTCTTCGGCTGCAAGGCCCTCGCCATCGCTCGCTACAGGTGACCTCATGAGCCGCATCAACCGCCCGCGCATCAATGCCGGGGACACCATCGACGCCACGGACCTCAACAACAGGTTCGACGACTACTCCCAGGCGGGAGCCCTCGACGTGGCGAACCACGGCATCGGGTCCGTGGACCTGCCGCAGATTCAGTCGAACGGGGTCATCACCCTCAACTCGGACTCGGAGCTCATCGGCACTGGCTCCTGGACTCACAGCACGCCCCAGAACATCGCCTGCATGGCCGCCAGCCCTCCGACCCTCACCGAGATCGGGGGGGCCGGCAACGGCCGCCTGAGCCTCAGCGGGCTGGCTGGCTGGACGGTGGCCGCGGGGGAGGTGCTCCGGGTGTACTGGAACTTCGGGGCAGAGCCGAACGTGACGGGGCGTCCCTACGCCGCGCCCGAGTACGGCGCGCTCGCCATCGACAACGGCTCCGGGGGCTCGACGGACCTGAACGACTGCCTGGCATGCTGGGTCGCGCATCTCCAGTGGAACATCACCGACCCGACGCTCGCGACGGGCTGGGCGGCGGTGCCGGGTCAGAACGACTTCCAGTCCGGTCCCACGAGCATCACGCAGCTCGCGGCGTCGAGCGTCATCCCGGCCTACCTGGAGTACAGCCCCGAGGGCCACGCGAACGACGGAGTGATGAGCAGCGCCCCGACGCAGAAGGACTTGAAGTGGATGGGCGTCACGGGCCACTACTTCTACAGCCCCTCGTCTGGTTCCGTGACCATCTACGGGCTCCGCGTGGTGATCAGCGGCATCTACCACGCGGGCTTCTCGGCCTCCGTGAACCAGCTCCTCGACTTCACAGCACTCGGGGGGACCTGCTCCCTCGACGTGTCCCAGGGCCGGCTCTCGGCCCTCCACCAGCGGATCGCGTGACCCATGGCCTACACCAAGCCCAACACCTTCGCGAACGGAACGGCACTGACCGCAGCCTCGTTGCAGGGCAACACCGACGCGCTCCGCGTGTACCTGCACGAGGGCGTCAGCGGCGCTGACCTGCTCGCGGGCCAGTTCGTGGACCGTCGGCACGTCCAGCAGCCCGGCTTCAACAGCATCACGGGCGTGCAGCACGGCGTGTCGGGCCATCAAGGCGGCCAGTGGAGCGGCGGCTCGACAGTGCGCGTCACCTTCTCGACGAGCGCCCTGACCGGCCGGCGCTACACGGGTGCGCAGAGGTGGGAGCAGGTCCCCGGCACAGCGTTCCAGGTCGACATTCGAGGCGCGGCGACGATCCTGTTCCACTGGTT